TCTAGATAAAATACCGGTGGTTTAATAGCGATAAGAAAAAGTTATAGATAAAATAACAGATGCATGTGACGTTCGTCATTGGTAATGAAAGAGATGCTACTGTTGGTGTTTAGGAGGCACCGCTAAAACATACGCAGACGGACAGGAAACTTGAACGATACAATCGACTCGCCCAAGCATAAGTACAAAGAAATACGAAATTTCATTGCTGGAAAGACCTAGTAACTGTAACACGGCGCACTATAGCATGGAGCTTCTCTAAAACTCACGTGATGATAATGTATGCAGAGCAGCGCCATCAACCAACTGCACGCACGCCGTGCATCGTATAATCGCCGAGGCTAACCAAGATCTGGCTGACTTGAGCTTGGACAAGTAGAGGTTGTACGCTCGCGAACACGAGGAGTTATTACAGTTCGCCATGGTGCGTCGTCAGCCCCAAGCTATGACTTTGCGACTCGCTGAGCTCATCAACAAACATCCCCATGGCTATTCAGTGCGATGCACTGTCAAACCGAAACAATAATTAAATAAATAAATAATAAAACTCTCAGTAAGCAGTTGTGTATATTCGTTACGCCATAATTTTATTGCACAATTTCATCAATTCAACAATCAAAAAATAATAAATAATCTGCCGACATACTACTATACGTTTAATGTTTCTCATTACTCGATTTACTTTCAATCACTTTCGGTTGTGCACGTGCAGCACCATGGGTTTGAAAAATGTCTATCATCTGTTTGTCATTCTCTATAATCGCCATTTGACATGCCGTTAGTCCATCCCAACCTTTTGCATGTAAATTGATTCGTGACTGCTGACATAACCACTTCGTCAGCGTGTAATCTTTGCGCCAAACTGTAACATGGAGCACAGTACAGCCTGACGTTCCTATTGTGCCATTCAGATCGGCTCCCATTGCCACTAGAACTTCTATGAGCTTTATTGCATGCTCACCACTGTGCTTCTTTACTGCTATGTGGATATTCGATTCACCATCATTGTTCGTCTCTTGCAGGATAGAATGGAATGATTCATCGATGTTATCTCGAATCCGATACAGCAACGTCAGTGATCCAACTTCTGCAAGCTCGTGGAATATGTTATTCCCAGTAATGTGTTTTCTACCAACGAGTTTTCTTATCTGACAAATCTCCATTGTTCAAAAATAATTGAAACAACGAAGATGAAGTATGAGGACAGAATGGAACATTCATTTCGGCGTTAACCTTTTCATTGTAGTATTTTTAGGTACGCTAGCGTCAAAGGCGGATGCCGTTATCTCTGACAGGTCTCCAGTTCATGAGCGAATTTGTTTTTCAAATATACTTCGTAGCCTTGCTAGACCTCTCCATTGTAATGAGAACTGCCGTATTCTGGCAACCACTTAGTGCGGCCTTGTGAAAACTCTTTCCACGGACATTGCGGATTTTTCATTTGCGAAAAAATGCAGGATGACCAATTATACACGTTGTATAGCAGGACGTCTTGCTAGCATGTAGAAAATCCGTATGTTGTCTCAAATATTCGAAGCATTGGATCAATACAACGAGTAACTTTTACATTTACAACACGACACTTTTTACCGTTAGCGCAATGGAACATTCAGTGCACTAGTACTTCTTTACTATATCTTCGTTTTTGATCAACCTGCATATTTCGACGTTCACGAAATAGAATTGCATGGGTCGTAGATTTTGTCCCCAGTTCAGTATAGAAGCGTCAACGATCCATGCATATCAAGAGCGTGTAAGCTTGGGGTTTCCCTGGTTTCGTATTCATGAAATAATTTTCTTTCCTATGGTCCTTCTCTTTGTTCAAAAGCAGTTGGAAAAATTGAGATCAAGTGCATTACTTAAATAGAGCGGTCTTTTGCTCGTCGGCCTACTTTGCAATGTTTATCGAAGTGCTCTTAGGTCCGATTGTGTCAAAACCGGATGCTGTAATCAGTTTCGCTGAACTTTTATCCAAGTTTACGTGCTATCGAAATATTTTTTTCGCTTTATGTCGGTTGAACGTTATCTCTGACACATAAGAAGCTAATAATATATTTTCAAAATGTATTCTACAGCTATTGGACCTGCATATTCCGAAGTTTGCAGGATAAAATTGCATGGGTTGTCGATTTCAAGATTTTCCTGAACGTTTACGTCATCAGTAATAATATTCTTGACTGTTACGAATAGAATGTATTTATTTTTTACCCTCTCATTAGTTGGGACTCTAATCAACAAGTTTAGGGTCAGAGATGTGGCCGGCGTCTTGGTCAGCAGTGACTCGAGAACCAACATGTACGAGCGGTAACTAGACGGTAAAATAACTAGTGTTTTTATTACAGCTCAGTTCAATAACTGAACTAACATTGGTTATACTCACAAACCTCCTTAAACATTGTACGTCATCAGCTCCGTCATTATTTTCGCGCCTGATAATGACATTCAGTTATTCCGGACACCAACCTCCTGCAGGTGGCCTCACAGGGCACGTGGCTCAGCGACTACCTAATCCTTCAATGTAATCTAACCATGATTGGCAGTTTGTGATACAAGCTTCCGCTGTTGTCAAAGTAAGCTAAACAGAAGATCGAGGGAAACAATTTGACTTCAGCCGATATTAGTGGCTGGTTTTTCCCCGAGTTCCAGATGGGTAGCACCATGGGAAACACAAGATGCAACCAAACATTGCATTGCTGGATGTTTATTGATATAGATTCCCTATCATTGTGATTATTTTCTAGGTAGTAATACTATGAGACGGTAGAATGACTGCTGTTCCCCTGCTTTASCCGATTTATCGATTTTAATATTTCTTCTAATGTTTCCCTAACGACTTCAATTCTCTGTTTTGTTTCTGTTTAATTCCTGGATCGCATAGGTCGATGWATAAAAATCGTGTTTGTGATTGGGTGCGTCTGTTTTAAATGAATAAATGAAGAAAAAAATAAACATTTGAATTATCATTTATTCTCTCGAGGAATGGTTATGTATATTTATTTMATCATAATTTCCTGCACAATTTTAACAACTCAAAAATCATCAAACAATATACAATCTGGCTACCTACTAAGGTTCAATGCTGATTGTCATTCGATGTACTTTCATTCACTTTCGGCTCTGAACCACCGGCTCCGTATACAGCGTCGGTTCGGAAAATATCCATCATCTTTCTGTCGCACGACATCAACGCCATTTGATGTGCCGTAAGTCCAGCGAAACCTCTCGCATTCAAATCCATTTGTGGGTGATGGCGCAGCCACATTGTGAGGACGTAATCCTCCCGCTCAACTGCGACATGCAGTACAGTAAAGTTCCAGACACGATCTCTTGCATTCAGATTAGCCCCCAATTCCAGTAGTTCTGAAGTCCTCACTGCGAGCTKTCCTCGGTGCGTTTTTGCCGCCACATGAATACTATAGTCTCCATTAGCATGTAACCTCTTGCAGGATAGAGCTGCATGSCTCTTGAATGTTGTGTCGAACCCGGTGAAGAAGTGTCAACGATCCAGCGTGGGCAAGCTCGTGAAATATGGTATTTTTCGTGACCCAGTTTGTACCGAACAGCTTTGCAATTCTGAGAATTTTCCATTGTTCACTATTAATTCGAGAAACCCTGATAAGTGTTTAAATGAAATGGAGGATTTCTTAATGCGTTCACATTTTATACTAAGTTTTATCGGAACATTTTTGGGTATGTTGTGACAACGCTGTATCCGCTATCTGTCAAATAATTATACAGGTTACAGTTTATCGAAATATTATTTACGCTTTTGGTAGGTTAAAAGTTATCTCTAACGAACGGATTGTTAGTTGTATGTTTTGACTATTTAGTTCATACCGTTGCGCAATTTCTATACAGTCATGAACTGCTGTAGTATGGCAACCGCTTATTAAAACCCTGTGAAAATCTCTTCTACATCCAACGTGCATATCTCATTCCAGAGGAGATCCAGTATGTACATGCGAGCTGTATAGCAGAATTTCCGCTGATATGTAGAATATCCGTTGAAAGCCGTGAATATGTCCATGTGGCGGATCTTGACGATTCTGAAAACCGTTTGCACGAAATTGTACACCGTAAAAGACATGAAATGTTCAGCGCATATTGCTATATGTATATTGCAATTTTACAATACCACAGGCTGGATGGTGTTCATCGCTGGACGCTGTTAGGGGCGCTCATTCTGTTGCCCAGATCAGCCGCGAAGACGTACATAAACGGACGGACGACTAAACGACGTCAGCTTAGATGGCAGCAAGAACTGGATCACCATGGCATCCTCGAGGGTCTGTGCAACCGAGCACAAACGCCGTCCAGCGCAGGCAAGTTCCTTATAGTCGTCACCATTACTACCACGAGCGTTATTAGCTTCGTTGTCAACTCAAGCCATGTGTATTTCAGAATAGCACCTAACACTCCAGTCGTTAATATAGTTCTTGCTGAAAGAATGCACTCGCCAAGTTTCACTCTGTTGAGTGTATTAAACGATCCAAGGTTATCGATAKAAACACATGACTTGCCGAGCTCAACAATGCGAACCTACAGGTCAAAATGCATTTATTGTCATTTGTAACACCCACTGGCACACTAGAAATGATTGGTACGAAGCCACGTGCAGTTCTGTTCTAAACGACACCACAAGAGTTATTATTACGCACGTGGTGATCGTATGATGAGAACAATTCACCACTTCGAATAAGGTGGAGCTTTTCACTTTTTCGTGGCACAGGGTAACACGTCCACGAAATAAACGGTGCCGTCAGCTTGATTTACTCCGACAAGGCTCTCCGTGCTTCACTAAGCTTTGTTGCTATATTCATGCAATGTCTTATTTGGTGATGATCAACAACAATCACTTATATGACGTCACAACCGTTTCATCCAACACTGTACAAGTTCGATTTTATTTTTCGAACGAAGTTTTGACCTAAGAGGAACTATATTCCAACTGCAATTAAGGTCGGAGGAAATTATTCTCATTTCCCAGGCATCCTATCATTCTACAGTGTTGGGATTACACATGAAATAACACTATCCATCTCAATACAATCATTTATTAAGATACTTTTGCGTCTCATTCATACATATTGATTCCGTAACTGACCCTTCTTTTTCGACCAGCACGCAGACGCTAGCAAAAATTCCGGAGTAGCACGTTTGTCCGTTTGATAGTAAACAATGTCTTCTGTAACACTCGAGTACTGACGCGCAATTTCTTCGTCGAAAAGCTCTTTAGATTCTCGCAACAGAATCGTCGTTTTCAGATACAGATCCAACCAATTAACGACGTGTAACCAGCAGTAATGATGGAAGTGGCCATATCTGCATTTGTCAACTGAAGGGTTCTCATACGGTCCAGGGTAGCACTGAGGCCGTCGACGGGCCGGACATTTGTTCAAGTGAACAGACGATTCGACAAATTCAAACATCTCCCATACAGCTGCAAATGTTCCCGCCGCTGATGGTTCAGGAAGAACGCCGCCAAAGACTGGTACTAGACTGTCCAGGCTGATGAAAACGCGATCCTCTTCTGGTCTTGCGGGATCAAAATTGTATTCGATCTCCAATGGTTTTCCGTTGAAAAACTTGGCTTCGAACTTGTGAGTAGACAGTTGCCACAATTTTTCCTCAACAGAGTCTTCTTCTTCGCCGTTCGACGTGAAAAACACCGGTGTCGGAGTTTGCAGGATTCCATAATTCCGTGAATTCATCGTGATTTTACACTTTTCAGCTGTTTTTCACTTTTCACTTTTTCAGCTTTTTGATTATTTCTTGGAACCACGGACAGAACAGAATACGTCCTGAACGTTGAGCTTTTTAAAAGAAATAATGTTGCGATGGCTTTCAGCCGTTCGTTTTATACTAACGTCGATCATAAAACCAGGAATGATACTTTTCCTATCTATCTTTTTTGTTATTTCAGTTTTTCCACTTTCCACTTAAAAACAGTTTAACGTCAGCAATAAACAAAAGTAACATAAATTTTATGATCCTCGTATACTTTTCAGTTTTTACAGTACGAGTTAATCATCATAAAACTTGTGGTTCTCAGAAATGTTTCAGCATCTATTACTGTCCGAGAGTAATGGCAGAACATTTTTATTTTTATTTTTGCACCTCATAAAATAACGCCTTGTATAACCGGTAAGGAATGTTGCTATCCCTGATAGGCCTCTTATGAAGTAGTTGCGTCATACGTGGTTAGCCCGTGTGAACCTTGCAACCAAATTGATTTCTGGCTGATCGCACAACCACTTTGCGAGGGCTTAATCTTGATGCTTGACTTCGATGTGCAGTAGTGTGAAGTCTAACAGCTAGTCTCTTAGACTATAAAAAACATGTTCAGAATAATTATTTTACGGCTTTGCTAAACCATGACTAATGTTTGTGCAGCATGAAATGTAGCTCTGTAGCGATTTAGCTTTGAACTGTTCTCTTCACCAATTTCATAAGACACGGCGTTAAAAATTGTGGAGTAGAAATACTAATCATCTCGACGAACAGTAAAATATATTTAGTCAGTCATAATTCTATTGTCAGTCATAATTCTACACACCGTAAGTGGAACAGTTCGGTCGCAACATGATCATCATCTGGTAGTCGCCCTCTGAGTATGCAATTCCAAATGCAGTCATTCCATCAAAGCTCATTGCATTGATATCAAGATTTGGCTGCTGACACAGCCACTTTGCGAGGGCGTAATCCTTATGGTGCACCGCAAGGTGGAGGACAGTCATATTCAACGAATAGTCTCCTGCATTTAAATCTGCCCCTAGTTCTATTAATACCTGAATGATGCGTATTGCATGACGTCCTCGGTGTGTATCCGCTGCCAGGTGGATGCAGTTTTTACCATAGTTGTCAAACTCTTGCAGTAGAAAATGCAATGGCCCGCCGTAGTTATCTCGAATCCGATAAAGCAGCTCCAGGGATCCAGTTCGGACAATCTCGTGTAATATATTCTCTCCGGAGTTATGGTTTCGACCGAAAAGTYRYYSARTTCCAWYAMWATKSAKWGTTCAAAAGTAATTACAACTATCAGGATGGAAACTGTCAGGATGGAGTATAGTGGAGGAATAAAGCATTTTTTTCCTGTTAGCGCTATTAATACAAGCTTTATCGAAGTGCGGCGTACGAATGTGTCACCTCTTATTGCTGTGTTTGATTTTCCTGGATTGCTTTGCGGTTAATCGTTGTAGCCTCATACATCCACAAATATGTAAAACATTGTATTTGCAGAACCCATAGATAACATCCATCGCTAATCACATACATAGAGAAATGAAACGTTAGTTGCATACCATCCAAAGCGATAGCTCTACCACTTGTGCTTCTGGTACTTTCAATATACATGTGTATCCACTAGCACGTTTCTAATATCTCTGCTGCTAATTAACTTCTACAATTCGTCGTTCGGAGAATAGAGTTGCATTTCTGTCGATTCGATGTCGCGCGAAAGAATCGTAGAAGAACCTTCCGAACTAATCAATATGATGTTTCATTAAACCATTTTTGACACCAATCAGTTCAACGCTATTTACGTCTTTGGGTTTTCTCTTTTCAGCAATAAAGAAACAACGGAATAAATCTGAACAATTCATTGTTGTGACAACCTGCTGAACACATAGATTTTTATCAGTGGATACATCTGACTTGATGACGGGAATTGTCAACCCCCTTGCCAAAAGTTTTTTCTTGTTCCACGTTGCTAAAACAGGACGCAATGCTTGTAGCTACGTCTACGTTGAGTACAACTCAAGCCGCTCGTGGGCTTTATCTGTCCCGAATGGTACACACAACGTACACAGGTACAGCTTAACATGGCGAGTATGTATGTTTGATAGGCTTCGACTTTATTATCAAGATAACATCAGAGTACATCAGAGATTAATTATATCAGAGTAGTTATAACATTAAGTGTGAAGATGGAGTCCGAACGCAACGGAACTGTAAAATGACATTCAAACGAAATAGTTAACAATAATACTATGCTCGGAGAACTATTGCATGCAGCCCTCGGTGCGTATTCGCTGCCATATGGATACTAAACTCACCATCAGAGTTAACTTCGACTAAATTAACTTAACTTAACTAACTTAGCTTTTTTGTTTCAGTTCAGCAATGTTTTATCTTTACTTGCATTCATCATGCTGACACGAAATCACGCGGACTCCATGTCGAGATAGCTCTTCCGGTGTTTTGTCTGTGAGCCGCGTAACCGATCAACACGCCATACACGACAACACGAAAAGTGGTACAGCAAGGCCACTTGCTTTCAGTCGAGCGATTAGTCTTGGACCACTGCCAAAGAGCAGTTTGTAGATTTGTAAATTGAAATGTCTCAGCCATGCGTATGTACACGACAACACGAAAAGTGGTACAGCGAGGCCTCTTGCTTTCAGTCGATCGATTAGTCTTGGACCACTGCCAAAGAGCAGTTTGTAGATTTGTAAATTGAAATGTCTGAGCCATGCGTATGTACACGACAACACGAAAAGTGGTACAGCAAGGCCTCTTGCTTTCAGTCGATCGATTAGTCTTGGACCACTTCCAAAGAGCAGTTTGTAGATTCGTAAATTGAAATGTCTGAGCTATGCGTATGTCTGTTCGTGTGTATGCGTGTGTGTAGGTGGGGCCTAAAAGATTCCGTCTGTAATTCTCGCAGTGGGTATATGAAAAAGAGATGAATGTCTATTTTGATTTAAAGCTGTTTCTATGCTGAGAATTTTGTGAATATCATGTGTAATTGGACCGAAAAATCTCATTGACATAAAGAAGTTTGTTCCAACATTGTTATGCAACCGTCTGTTCCACGGTTGCATACGAATCACATGACATCAAGTTGGAACTTAGATTCGCGAGAT